TATCTTGTGAGTCAGGTGCAGCGAATACTCCGTTATCAAGTACCCACTTGCCCATTGCTTGAAGAACACGGTGGTCTACTGCCATATCAACATCCATACCATCTTCGATGTTCTTTACAATAGCCTCCGCCTTCTTTGTGTAAAGGATGGTTACCAGTTTACTTAGGAAACCTACTTCACTTTCTGTCGTCCTTTGTCCCATTCTGTTTTCTCCTGTTTCTTGTGACTGAGCCTCCAACGGTAAGCTAAGTACGAGACTTGTAGAACTGTGTACACTATTGTTGCTATGTACATCCAGTCCTCAAGGCCCAAACCAAATACACTTGCTGCACTTACCGTAATAGGAGGTGCCGTACGAAGAGCGCCATCCACAAATTGCGTTAATTCGTTTGACACATTACCTCCTGTTATAATTTAACCTGTAGCTCAACTTCCGTAGGCGTAATCACTTGCTGATATTGCAATCGGGCGACCAAAGCGAAACCGTAGCACGTCCAGCATGGTAACTAGGCGCGGGTTCATGTCTTCGGCCCATTCGTGGAACTCTTCATAGTTGTCTCAATGCGTCTGTGTACGTTTTCCAGATAACCTTACCCTGTGCAATACCAGAGAGCATAGCCTCTTCCATATCTGCTACCGTGAGTTCTCGAACATCGTTGTTATCCATTACCCAATCTTCGTTCAAGCCTTCAATGATAGCCATCTTGAAGTTGGACAAATCTTCTGGCCGTACTTGCACAACAGCACCGCCTGCTAGTGTGTGTGTAATAGTTTTTAAGTCTGCATCACGAGTAGCTTTTAAAGCCATGCGATTAGCTTCTACTTGCTCGGCTGCAAGAACTTCTGCGGATTTAACATTGATTGATCCCATTACACGGCTCCTTGGCGGGTAGTTACTTTAGGTGTACCACTGAATGCTTTCTCTTGATTCAGCTTCACGTACACAATATCTGGGTTATAGCTTGCGCTGTCCAGTACATCAGAAGCTTCCCAGTGGCCCGGGCCTACGCTTTGGCATATAGTTACATGAAGCTCACCAGCATCGTCACGATACGCTTCACGGATAATCTGGCTTGGTGATGTGTCTAGTGTGTCTACTACAACAGATTGGAACTCTGCACTGGCGACAAGTGAAGACAAGTCAAAGTCTTCTTGCTCACCTGCACAGAATGCGGTAATAGTCTCACCGCTGAATGCGTAGTGAGTTACGGGTGTGCCTGTGGGCATTACTGTGATTTTCATAGTGTATTCCTTATGTGTAATTATTTATTTCCAGCGACCAATTGCAATAACAGATAAAAAGCAATCTTCAGTTATAGCTTCCACATATGTGTAAGCGGTTAGGCCGAAGACGTTTGAACTAGCTGTCATAGTCAGCCCATTCCTGTAAATCTGCCCTGCTGATTTTATATTACCAGAACCAATACCTGATTCCTCAGCTGACCAGCCTGAATACTCACTAACACCTACAAATGTTTGGGGTAACGCCTTAGATGAAAACGTAACATCTGTGTCTACAGGAGCGACGAATAGACGCACGATACTCGTGCATATCTGAGTACCATCTGCCCACCTAGTCCACTCCCCATCCGCATTACTACCCGACTCCACAACAGGATCACCGCCCACTTGTGGCATGGCTGTGAAGTCGGCGTCAGCGCCGCCGGCTAACGAGGGGGTTGTGGCTCGACCAGCTATATCGTCTACTTCTATGGATCGTCCAGTATCCAAACTTTCTAAATAATCAGTTCTTAATTTGCTCATTGTACCCTCCAGTAGCTATTGTCCAAAAGGAATTCAGACCAATAGTGATTGTTTGACCTGCATCTATAGTTATCGTCGGGCCAAATGACCAAGCGTTCTTATTTTCAGGCATTGTAACACTATTTTCAATAATAGGGTCATGCCACGAAATAGGGCTGAATGCACTGGCCTCTAAAGGAACTTCCCCCGCTAGTTGACTCTGTATGTTAGCGTCAGCAGCCCCGAACTCACTTCTTATGCGGTAGTCTTCCGACCTAAGCTCACTTCTTATGTTAGCGTCAGCAGCCCCGAACTCACTTCTTATGCGGTAGTCTTCCGACCTAAGCTCACTTCTTATGTTAGCGTCAGCAGCCCCGAACTCACTTCTTATGTTAGAGTCTTCTTGTTTTCTTTCAATAACCTCTGACTCTAATGGTTCCTTGTACCTATCGTCACCTTCTCTAAAGTTAACAACAGAGTCAGGTACGCTCTGGTCAGAATCTATTACCTCTGCCTTGCCATTCACATAAAGGTTACCGTCTATTGTAGCATCCTCAATAAAATGGATAGCAGATTGGATAGTATATCCCTCGGAAAAGAAACCATCTAAGCTTTCATGAACAATATAGAGTAGCTGCAAGAAGCTATTGTTTAGTACCTCTTGCCCAAAGTTGTTTCCTCTTTTAAAATCTGCGTAGGGTACGTCCTTAGGCATTACCCTTCTTATTAAAACATTATCTTCTCCAGCAGGGGGAGCTACTGATAATTCAAGAGTGTTTGAACTGGTTAGAGAGAACGAGGCTAATGCCCCGTCCACAACCACTACCAAGTCTTCATCTCGAAAGTATCCCTCGTCTTGCCCCGTGAAGGAGAAGGTGAATGCTTTTTGAGTTCCGTTACCAGATCTCTTAACATAGCTAAAAGCCATTCTGACCTCCTTTCCTTAAGTTCATTCTTCTATAGTCCGGGTTAATCGTTAACCGTATTTGCTATGGCTAATGCAACACCTACGGCTGCTGTGTTCATTAGAGGAGCTAAACCATAGATCTGTTTAAGCCCTTTCGTTGCAGCTTCTGAATCACCAGACACAGCACCAGACACAATTCCGTGTAAGCCCCTGATACCTTGTGCTAAAACACCAGCAGCAGGTAATGAATCAAGACCTGTTATTGGTCTAGCACCAGAGCGTGAACCACTTGTACCGGAACCTCCAGTTAATCCTACAGTAGCACCCAACTCCATACCGAAACCAAGCAGACCAAAGTGTGTACTCATGTTAGCGATCCCCGTTACTGCGTTTGCGGGTTCTGTGGCTCTTTCCCAGCTCTCCTCGAAATCATCTCCGTCTCCCTTCGCCCTGGTATAAGCACGACCGTAGTAAGCACCAGCGGCGATACCTGTTCCCCACATAAGCTTAAGAGCAAAAGCTATTTTGTCACCACGAATACCTGCGGCTACCATACGCTCTATTGCAACCAACGAGACTACCCTGAACTGAGTTACCAACCTGCCTATCTCTTTGCTAAACCAGAGAGGTGTGTCACCAACAAAGGACTTCTGCATGTATCGAGCAAGCATTGAGTTGAATGCAGCACCTAGTTTATCTAGGAATATCTCATCCAAGCCATCTCCTGAAAATATCTGAATCTGTTTGCCATCAACAGTGACGTACTCCGGATTGTTTCTGATGTGATTGAACACAGTGTCTATCTCATCCGGGGATACACCTGCTCTCTCAAGGTTCTCATAATCCAGTTTCCTAGGGGTTATCTCACCATTAGCCATACGAACCAATCTGTCCTGCACACCTCTAAGTGCAAGATCTTCACCACCATGCTGTATTGCACGATACCCTGACAATAGCTGGGCCTTGTTATTAACAAAGCCATAAACATTGTTGAATATCTTTTCAAAGGCACCCTGGCTCGGCTCATCCATTGTATCAAGCAAGTAAATGTTGTTCTTTATCCAAGCACCCCTCTGTCCATAAGCACCCATAAGGTTGTACATACCCTTAAGATCTTCTGATTCTTCTATCTTACCGATAGCTGCGAAGTCTTTGAACTTAGTGTTACGCATAGTAGTACCAAGGCCATTGTTTACAATAGCGTTAGAGTTCTCACTAAGACTAGCAGGCCCGGACCAGCTAAGCCTAATAAGAGATGTGTACTTTCGTCCCATACGAATACCTTTGTGCGCAAACGGGATGTCACCTGAAGCTGTTGTGTCTAGGCTCTCTCCGTATATAAGACGAACAGAATCCATTAGCTGGTCTGCATCCTTACCCACCTCGTCTGTCTGATCTTTGAGGGTAGCAATTTCTTTCTCAGTATCTCCTCTCTTAATGGCAAGCTTTACCTCATTCTCCAACAGGTTCTTAGCTTCTTTCTGGATGTTCTCGATGGTTGACTCTACCTCACCTCTACTCTTAAAGCCTTGAGTTCCCATAGCTGCATCAGCACTGGCCTCTCTTGCGTACTTCATAGCGGTGTTCTGATCTGTATCAATAAGGTCTACCATACGAATGCCTTTGTGCATGTAGTCTATCTTAGCACCCAACGATAGCTTAGCTCTGTCGGATACCTGTTCGGTAGCACGTGCATCACTAAAGCTTTCAAGGAACTCATCAATTTGTCCAGTAGGTACACCAAGGTCTTCAAGGTCAGCTCTCAATGCTACGATGTTTGATTCAGTTAGTAAGCTCTTCACACCAGCTCGTTTTGCTTTCAAGGTAGATCCAACAGCTCTTGCGTACTGAGCCTTAGCTACAATACGAGCTGACTTCTCATTGAGCTTGATCCTACCATTCATATAGGCACCAGTCATGGTCTCTATAACATCCTCTTTCTTATTAGTTCTGCTGGCCTGAAGTATCTTATTACCACTAGGAAGAAATGGCCAATACTTAGGATCATGCTTGACGTTCTCAAAACCCTTAACACCATAACGCTTGCGGAATTTAAGGGACCCCTCTAATATACTCTGTCTTGCTTCCGCTGCACTCTTTATATCAGGGTCATCACTACCACCACGCATCATAGCTAGGACAACTTCGTTATCAAACTCTTTCATCTGGGCACCGACAGCTAGGTGCATCTTCCATGCCGCCACTCCGTTATTCTTTGCCCAGCTTACCTTGGCTTCAAACTCACGACCACCTTCCCCCCCAAGGATACGTGCCATGAATGTATCTTGATGAATAGCAGCAGAAACATGGCCCTTGCCAGCTACCTGTGGATCAGATAAGAGCATACGTGATATACCTCTTATAAGGTCACTAGGACTGAGATCAAGTTGGCTATACGTAGACTTCAATCCAGTCACACCAAGTCCAGACAACCTACGTAGTTTGTCTGCTTTAGGGGTAGCTGCACCGAACTGAGCTGCTTCAGCGGTCATCTCCGCTATACGACCAGCCCCCGGCACATCAAAGATGTCATCCATGAACTCGGAACCTTCAACACGCATAGCACCAGCGGAATCATCAGCGATCTTCTCAGCAGTTGTAGGTGTACGTACAGTGCCATCCTCGTTAACCCTAGGGGTAAGCCCTGCTTCAAGAGCTGAACGCTCTTCCCGCAGCTTCCTCGCTGTCTCAGCCATATCGCCTGCTCTGCGTAGCTCAGCCCTGTTAAGTGGGGACATCTGTGCTTCCATGCTGTCAAGGAGTTTACCCTCAAGATGCGCTGGCACAACACCATCGGTTAGCCTGCTTATATCTGCCCATGCATCCCGGAGTGGTTGATCGGCCTTTAGCCTCTGGTCAATATCATCTGCCTTTGCTTTGACCTTGGCTAGTCGTTCATCTATGCCACTCAGCTTCCCCTTACGCTCAGCAGCACGTCTTGCACGGATACGCTTAGTACCGCCGGGAACAATATCTGGAACCCGTGTGCGGCTCTCTGTGAGCTGGTTGAGCTGGTTGTCTAATTGAGATCTCTCTCTAAGTAGAACTTCCCTGTCCCCTTTACTCATCCGGTTCTTAGCAAGAGGCATCAATTCATCTACCAACTGCTGTCTACTGTCAATGTTACGAACATTAGTTATGCCGATAGCTTCCTCGATATCCTGAATAGACCTATCAATCTCGTACATTCTAGTAATCTTCTGAAGCTCCTCGTCTACCAGACGGCTTTCCTCAAAGGCTTCCCGGTACGTATCTGTTCTAGCTGGATCAATGTTAGCTGGTTTTCCATTCCTAAGTTTTTTGAAACCAGCAACACCCAAAGGAATCGCACCAGATACAAGACCACCACCAAGAGAACTGATGACAACATCTTCCCATCCTCTATTTGTGTCTGTTGATTTAAGTAAAGCCTCTACAGCGGCACCCTCTACGGCACCTAAGCTACCAATAGCTAATGTTCTTGCTAACAGGGTGCCTCTGGCTAAAACACCAAGGCCACCAGTCCCCAGGTACAAAGGAAGCAATGCCTCATCAGTCATGCCTGCTGCCATCTGGAAAGCGAACCCTCGCATACCGGCATCACCTAACTGTTCAGCTCTGCTTCTGTTGCTATTGATCTGATCCTTTCTTGCTGCGTAGTCCTCGTAATTAACAGCAGAAACAAGAAGTTCCAGTTCATTATCTGTGAAATGTTTAGCATCTTGCATAAGCAAACTTTCTTTAGCAGCTAAGAATGCCTCGTTCTCTTCAGCTCCACGTAGGTCAGCCACCCTCTTCATACCAGCAACCAAGGTTACATCCTCACGGGCTAGTCTCCATAACTCACCTGCTCCGAGGTCTGCTTCCTCAGCAGCCTCCATTTCTCTGATTCTCTCCTCCCTCAGCGTACTGTAATCAGTAGAAAGAATGGGGGAGAAGGTAGTTCCAATGCTCTTGTCTTCCCGGGTAGGAGCTACGTTAGATGGGAACTGTGCTTCTACCTCTGCTGCCATACCTTCTGGGGCAGGTTGTGCCCCTGTAACTGTACCTTGTGGAGCTACGGTAGCCTCCGGAGGTGAGCTGGCTGGGCTTCTACGCATAACACTATTGATCTCGTCTTCAGTTGCACCTACTTCTATTGCTTGCGCTATCAAACTATCTTGAAAAGCGGCACTGTTGTACGGTTTCTCCTCCACTATTCCTCCTGTTATCTCACTTATAGGTTATCTTCTTTCTGGCAATCACTTAAAACTGCGCCCTGCCAGTCTTCCTCGACTTGTTTATCTTATTCCTAAGTTCGAAAGTCCCGAGAGCTTCCTGTACTCTCTTAGTATCTACAGCTTCCCGGTAACCAGTACCAAGCTCTCGCATTGTGACAGCTCTGTTTAGAAGAGGTGAGCCTAACTTATCAACAGGCATTATCAATCCACCGTGTCTTGCTGTGAACTTAATGTCTTGCATAGACAAGTCATCTAGTGCTGAGTTCTCATCCATCTGTTCTAGGTTAGAGCCAACGAACCATTCAAAGGCTTGGTCTAGCTCGTCAGGACGGATCAAAAACTGGCCCTCGGCATCAGTTGCTTCTGCTAGGATACGTGATCTACTTCTGTTTATAGCAGATCCCGATTTCAACCTAGTGAAGTCACCCAAAGTTCTCTCTGCGGCAGCAGCACCAACAGAGTCAGGATCAGTAGCACCGCTACCCATCAGAACACTAGCCTCTCTTGCCGCCTCAGTTGACACCCAATTACGGATGTGATCTGGTACTGCCTCGGATCCTGTGAACCAAGCTGTTCCCCACTCCAGAAGACCTCTATCAAGGGCCTCGTCTGCTGCAACTCTGGCATCAGATCTACCTGTGGCCTGCTGCTCTGATGTCAGATTGGTCTCACCGTGCGTTGCTGCCCAAGCTCTTCTCCAAGCTCTAGGGTCTGGCTCCTCGGTGTCTCTCATGGCATTGTAGTTATTGATGAAAGCTCTGGTCTTGCTGCTCGCGCCGTATAATGCGATGTCAGACTCATTCAGCTTAGGCAATATTTTGAGTGCTTGGTTAGCCCAATCAGGTACACCATCCTCAT